ATCATCTTTTAAATAGTTCCATAATAAAACAAAAGCTTGTGATATAGGACTATTGGGATCATCCACAAGAGGTATTTCTATATCTCCTAGAACATTGAAAACTTCTTTATCTAATATTTTTGAAGTTTCCGGAGATATGAATCCAGTAGCATTCTTGTAGTCGCCAGAAACATAAAACAGTTCCTGATCACCATAAAATTCTAAACTTCTCTTTTTCAAGAGCTCAATATCACTTTCTTCAGCTGTACGGCCAAAGAGTAATACCTGAGATTCAGACATAGACTTCTTCAGAATATGTTGGATAGGTTTAAATGCATAATATTCATATGGTGAGCATGTTGTGATAGACCTAGTTTTTAAAGGTTCACTTAATAAGATAGCTCTACCCATCAGATTTCCTTCATTTATAAAAGATGATGCGAAAATCGGACAAGGGATCTTATTAAACATGCCGAGAGATGATGATTGGGGTAAAGATACTGATTCAATATCTTCAATCTTTCGTTGGTGGTACATTTTTCCTTTATTGATCTTATTTATGTGGGACATATCGACCTCAGATTTCCTGATCGATGAACAATCATTACAATTATTCAAATAAGATTTTAAGTTAATATGACAGTTAGGGAATACAATTGGTATTATTTCTCTAATTACATTAACATCGACTAGTGACGGTTTAGGTGGTTGAGTAAGTGATTTTCTATACTCAATCCATTCTTTCTTGACAAAGGAGTCAGGAACACTAGGTGCACAACGACGACTGTAGGCAAGTTCGTGTGCGAAAGCAATGAATTTTGACCTACGCTTTTTCTCTCCAAATCGTCTCAGTATGTGATTCTTTACTGGGCGAGAGAGGGGTAACCACAGGGGCATGTTTTCTATATGTTCCGGTTGAGATGTAGAGTTATTCGCTAAGCTAGCTAATGCAGTATAGTAATATTTAATTACCTTTACTGTATCAGTTTTCGAAATCGAATAATCTCGTATAAATCTAATGAACTTTCGTTCATTATATTTGATCTTCACACTTTTCATGAAGACTCTCAACAATTCGGACAAAACATCATAATAGGTTAACCATTGATTGATGATTTCAATTTTTGATTTATCTATATTATGTTTTACGGTAAGATCCTCTGAGTACTTTTTAAAGAGTAACTCGCGATCTCCAACCTCAGCGTACTGAGGGTCCAGAAACAAACTATCAAGCCAACTCCTTAGAG